GAGCACGTTAAGGCGAACGACGCCTTGCACGTTTTGCTTATCGCAAAGCTTTTTAAAGTTTGCCAATTCACGGGTAAGTTGGGCGAGGAATCCAGATTGATCGGCGTGCCAGTAATCAGTCTTTGCTTGGCGGGCAATGTTGACGCTGTCATACACTGCCGCTAGTCCGGCTTCTTTAAGGCAGGCTTCCATACAATTCGCGGCTTTGCTACCGGCGCAAATGATATGGTCAGGCATCATGCTTAGGCTCGCCATGCGGATCGGCTTCGCAAAATGGCTATTCGGCTTTTTCTGGGTTTTCTTTACTTTGGTATTCGTTGCTCGGGTATCGAGTAGTTTTTTCATCGTTCGCATCCTTGTTTAGGTGTACGCGCAAGGTCGCATATTCTAGCTCGGCAAACAAGCCCCCAATTCTTTTTTTCCTCATTTCAAAATGCCTATCGGCTAAAAATCTCCGGTGCTCTTCGCCGTGGGCTTGTTGGAAATTGACGCGTTTGAGGACATTTTTATTCGCCAAACAGTTCCAATGGTTTACAAAATTCTGCGATTGCTTTAGGTGAAGCCTATTTTTTTCGGCCATCGCCGCTTTGCGTACTTTTTCGCGCTGCCCTAAATCGAAATGTCGCTTCAATAACAAAAACATTTTAGTGCCCTACGGGATTTATCGCACCCTAACAATAAGCCAGCGCGCACTGTCAATCCTTAATTCGCGTTCCTATATAGTCTTTTTTCAGAAATAAAAAACAAAACAAAAAAAAGTTCCCGAAAAGTCCTATGTAGTTACGCGTTTTTTCATTTGGCCGTAACGCCCTGAATCACGCCGGTACGCCAACGGTACGCCTGAAAGCCCCGTCCTATAAGGGCTGTACCGCCGTACCGCCTGTACCGCCATTTTTCATTTTATTTTTTACTAAAAATATTTTCTCTGAAAAGTACTATATAGAAAGCGATTTTTTGGCCCAAGCGCCGCGAACCGCGTTACGCGACCCGCTCCCTGCTCGTTTCGACCGATCACTCGAACATATTGTTTTGCAGATTGACGACTTTGTTGTCGCGAATCCCATACCGTCGAATGGTGTTATGGACGGTATTGGCGTTCAGTCCGAGTTTTCTGGCGATGTCTGTCCCCCGCATTTTGTTTTGGTGCAGGGACAGAATTTGCAGTCTCACTGCATCGGTGAGGGGTGCGGAGGGTTTTTTCGGTGGATCGCCGAGTATTGGGTTCGATCTGCCTCGCGGCAGTTGTTTGGCTTTGTCTTGGGCGCGGATCGCGGCTAGGAATTTGTCTGTCATTCGTCGCCCTCAATCACTTGGATGCACCGCTTGCATCGATCAGGGCTATCACTTAGCAGGAATTTTGCTATGGGGATCACTCTGTCGCTGCCATTGCCGCAGAGCGCGGCCACCCGCCCGAGCATCTGGGCGTGTAGCCGTTCGACACTGGTCTTGCCGCTTGGCTTTTTAAAACTAAATCCGGTCATTGTTGGCTCCCTACTGCTCATGCCACGCGTGCCGATTGAAGAATGCGACGATCCCCTCTTTGGTCGCGGGGAACTCGCAGGTATGTTTGGTAATTTCTACCCACGCCCCACGGTCGTGGACTTGTTGAATGTATTCTTTCCGTTCTTTCGCCGTAGCGAATACATTTACTTCGTTTTCTCCGCCGTCTTGGTCCCTGACCCGTGCTAAATATAGTTTCATTCACTTGTCCCTGTTTGTTGGTCGATCCGAAAATCCAATTTGTTTGCGTCGTGGAGTGTAGTGCCGCTGATCGTAACAATCGCGTCGTGCCACATTTCCTCTTGGCGTACCTTTGCTTGTCCGGCTAGTTCGATTGTCGGGTAAACGCCGACAAAAGTTCGATGTGCGCCCGCCAGCGTTTGAACCATGCTGACGACGTAGACATTCGCTTTAATTTTTTCCTGTTCCATATCACTTTTTCCAAGTTGAAGGGGCCGAAGCCCCCGTTTGTTTTTGAGCCGCTCGGACCTCTGCGTGTAGCTTCTTCGCTATTGGTCGGCTTCCATCGTCATAAGACTCTGGGAGCTTGCCGTCTTCGACCGTGGCGTGGTCGCGGTCGAGAAGACCTTCACCCTCGACGCCCCAGTAAGATCGGACTAGCTCGATGAACTCGCCCTCTGCGAAGTTGCAGTAGCGGTGAGCTTCTGCGTAGGTGTCGTGGGGGTAGAATTCGCCGGAGACATCATTAATGTGCTCGCAGTCCACCCACACCCACCACTCATAGACAATTGATTCGCCTTTGCGCATATCACTTTCTCCAAGTTGTTAAAGATCTGGTCGATTTCTCAACCTGTATGCATATTATCGCATACCCAACTTTTAAAAGATACCCCAGTTCTTGGACACAACTTAGACAAACGGCTAGTCTTCGCAGATTTTGCAGACCTCGAAGAAGTAATGGCCGTCTTCGTCCTCGCCGGACACCACTTCGAGTTCGATCTCGGGGTGTTTTGGGCAGAAGGTTGCGTCCGGCAAGTTCCACGGTGCGCGGGGATCGCTTCGCTCGGCGTCTTCGCGGTCGGTCATACCGGCCCCTCTGCCGGTGCTTTATTCCTTGCTCTTACTTTTCCCGCGATCCGCTTATCTCGTTTTTCGTTAAGTACTTCGTTTGGTTGCAGTATCGGACCTTTTTCCATTTGCTCAGTCAGCACTTCCTCGACTGTATCCTGAACGTCCTTGAGCAGTGCCGCCTTGAGGTGTTTCGATGCATCGAAGACCACTTTCTTACGCGCCTCGTTTGCCATTTTAAACTCTGCATCGGCAAAACCTTTGTACAAGTCCCACGGTCTTTGTTTGATCGGCAGCGCGTCACCGGCTTCATCAATTTCATGAATCCTTGTTTCGATTAAAGCGGCTTTGATCACTTCCTCGGTGATCTTTACGGCGATCTCGCGTTTCAAAGTATTGTTTATGCGGTGGATTTCTTCCTCCACGCGGGTACGTATGTGCTTTTCGGTATGTTTCATCTTTTTTCCAAATTAGGGTTGCATCGGTAAGATAACTCCCATACCATCGCATTTCAACTTTTATTGGAGAAAGTGATATGACGACAGTAATGGAATACCTCAGAAGCTATCTGGCCGACTTGGAGGGCGCATACGGCGTCAATGACAAGCGTCTGGAAAACCTTAACGCGCACACAAGTAAAACGCCTTTCTTTGACAGTGACGAAGAGGCAGAAAGCTACCTCGAAGGACTGCGGTCAGTGAAGCTCGCCAAAACGATTGAAGAGGCAGAAGGCCACTGGTCTTGCCGCAAATTCTTTGACACGGATTCGGACCACGGTCCGTGCTCCGGCTTTGAGATCGAAGAACTGGGCATCACGATCTACACCTACCGTGAAGATCCCACCCGAATTTCAATTCATCGGGGGAGCTAGTCTGATGCACAAAGACGCTAACAAAATCGCACGTCGCATTGACGATGCGTTCGCCGCGCTCCGCGAGCAGGGGTTCTTTGCCAAGGCCAACCATACGTGCTGTCAGTCCTGCGGGCTGGCCGATATCCCCGAAGACAAAGAGGACGCCTATGTCTTCTACCACATGCAGGACGCGGAAGGTCTGAAGCAAGACGGCGCGTGCTATCTGGCGTGGGGCGGATGTGGTCAAACCATTTGTACCGCGCTCCGCGAGCAGCATTTGGAAGTCGATTGGAACGGTAGCGAGCACACCCGAATCGCAGTCACCGGATTGGAGTCCAGCACCAAAAAATGGGACGTGACCATCGTCCAGACCAGTATTGTGACGAGCATATCTGCCAAGACAGAGCAAGAAGCGATCCGCAAAGCGCGAGACGACGCCAGTTGGTCAGACCACGTGGTCGATGTGCAAACGATAGCGTCTGCGTCATGAGGGCGCAGATAACTTTGAATTTTGACGAAGACGAGGCGGAGCAGGTGGTAACGCTGGTTCTTGGTCTTGATGAACGGCTGTCCTTTATGGAACAGCAACTTGAAACTTTGTTGGAGAAGGTGAATGAACTTGAGCATGGACAAAAGCCCAGAAAACGCCGAAGAAGCCCTGTATCAGGTGCTGGTGATGCAGCTACTTCCAAAAACGTGGAGTGATTCAGAGCGGGTTGAGTTAGAAGATATCGTTCGCAACCTTGAAGGCGGATTGCCAGAAAGGGTCGTTAACATGTTGAAATTTAAAGCAATGTGCAAATTCATGGGCGTAGGAGAAAGCAATGTCGGTTAATTTTTTAAAACTGCATGAGATGCAGACAGCGATGAACTCTTTGGCCGTGGAAGAGGCTGAGAAGTCTGGTAAGAAGATCACGGCGGGTATTCGCACGGTCGCCGATGCGGTGGGTGTGGACTACGCCACCATGAAGGGCTTCGTGTTCGGGACGATCAAAAACCCGTCAGAGCGAACCGTGGACCGCGTTCGGTTGTTTTTGCGCGACGGTGAGAGCCAGACGCCTCCTCCGCAAGAGCCGCGTGCCGTGAAGAGCACGGCGCTGAACAACGACGACATCGCAATTTTGTTGGATCTTTTGTCCATGTCTGCCATGGAAATCAGGGACGATTACCTGCGCATGGAAGATGAAAATGATGAAGCAGTGAACTGGGCCGATGCGACTTATCGGACGTTGTATGCGCAAGAGGGTCGATTGAAGCGGCTAAGTAAAAAGCTTGAGTCGCAGGCTTCCTGCAAGTTTGACTTTGATGTGGAACTGCAATCGGTTGTTCCGGTCGAGTCTGATTAATTGATATGCTCTGGGGCAAACCAGTTCGGGTTGGGCAATCACAGCCCTCCAAGCGCGTTCCCGTCCGCGTGCCCCAAAGGCGGGACTTTTTAGGGCAAGAGGTAAACATAACTCTTTCCTGCGCGTTCCCGTCCGCGTGCCCGAAGGCGGGCTTTTTTCGGGAGAACGCCGTGGACAAGGACAGCGTAAAACTAGGCATCCTGATTGGCATAGGCATTATTGTTGCGATCAACCTGCTTTCCTTCGTTCTGGTACTTACAGTAGGACGATAGAGGACAACCCACATGACAGAAAAGACAGAAATTGAAGAAGCAACCCTTTCGATAAATCTGTCCGCGCAACAGGCGCTGATGTTAATCCAACTTTTAAAAACTTCGAGAGACGACCCCCGCATACACGGCCTGATCGGCACGTGCTTTTGGTTTCATTCGCACGACAAAGATCAAGAGCAAGAGGTCAAAGAGAATTGGACTGCGGTGTTGGAAAAGCTGGAAGGATTGAAGCTAAATGGTGAGTAAATCGTTTACGCACAGTTTGTTTGAAGAATTAACAAAGGCCGACAAGATAAGTGACATTCAAAAGCGGCTGCAAGACACGGCGACACTGCTGGTCGCATATCCCGACGCTACGTCAGATCGATCAGAAGAGTGGATGGCTACCATCAACTGCTGCCGCGTAGAACTGCGGCGCAGGTTTCAAAACAAAAAAATAACGGGTTAGCCTTCGCGGTAAGCGTCTAGCTGCCGCGCCTCTCGGGCACGATCTTCTTTCCACTCGCTAAAAATCTTACGCAATTGTCCGCTGATCGAGCGGTCTTCCAACTGCGCAATTTCTTTGATCTGCCGGTACACGGGGACCGGAACGAGAACTGATTTCCATTTATTGGTATCCATACGCGAGATTATAAGGCAATCCTATAACCCGCGCAACACTATACTTCTTCTGTTTCGCCCCAGCTTTGCCCGAGATCAATGTCGCATTTGCTGGGTACGCGCAGCGGTATAGCAGCTTCCATGATCTCCCTGATCCGCTTGGCGTGTTCCACGTCCCGCACGCTGCAACCCAACTCGTCGTGTACTTGCAGCAAGGGCCGCTCTCCCGCCTCGTATAGATCCACCATGGCCTGCTTGGTCATATCCGCTGCCGATGCCTGTATCAGTCGATTTAGCGCCTTGTACGTGTACGCACGCTTCAGCGGAGCCGTTTCGCCGTATGTAGCCTTCGCTTCTTTCAAAGGCATCGCTTTCTGCACGTCATAGCCCAGTGGCTCAAACATGTTGAACCGGCACTTTCGGCCTTTCAAAGATCGAAGGGAGCCGTCTGCCTTTTGATCCACGGACCGTGACACGCCGTTCATTAGCTCTTTCACGAAAGGCACGCGGTTGTGGTACTGGCGAGTGAGGTCTTTTGCCTCGTCAATGTCCAGATCTAGCTGCTCGGATAGCTTGCGCACACCCATGCCGTACATCATGCCGAGGTTTATCGTCTTGGCTTGTTTGCGGCTGATGTTTGCCATGTCGGCAACCATTGTGTGGAAATCCATGTCCGGATCGTTGGTGTAGCCGTCCACAAACTCTTGCGCCCCGCCCAGCGGACGGTTCTTCCACGCCCCGAAAACGCTGGCGTAATGGGTCAAGATCCGTGGTTCTTGCTGCGAGTAGTCGATAGCTGCCCACAGTTCGCCTTCTTCCGGCAGAAACAGGCTGCGGATCATTGGCCCTAGCTCTGGATCGCGAGCAGGGATCTGCTGGAGGTTTGGGTTCGACATTGACAGGCGTCCGGAGACGGTGCCCCCGTCGTCGCTGCGAAGCTGGTTGATATGCCCGTGGACGCGCTGGTCTTTGGAGACAAACTTCATGATGTTGTTGATGAAGGTGCCTTGGATCTTGTTCAGGTTGCGTGCCTCGACCACCATTTTGGCAAACGGGTGCGGGTTCTCGTTAAGGAACGCCTTGGTAAACGATGGTGCGCCCTTGGCCGTGCGCGGATAAGCAACTTTTAGCTTGTCGAATGCTTTGGCTAAAGAAGTTGCCGCCCAGATCTCAACGTCGAAGCCTGCTTCTTTGTTGATTTCGCGGTAGGTTTGCTTCTCTCTTTTTAAAAGTTGTTGCTTGGATCGTTCACATCGCTCTAGATCAACCCGTATGCCACGGTAGGTCATGTCGATCAGGCAAGGCGTGAGCCGCGTTTCGAGGTCAAAGATGGTTTCTAGCTCTTCTTTGTTGATCTCAACGCGAAAGAATTTGTACAGATCGTAAGCCAGACGGGCGTCTTGTTCGCCGTAAGGCCCTACAAACTGCGCAGGAAGCTTCCATAGCTCGGCTTTGGGATCTACCCCGAAGTCCACTGCGGCCTGCGTTAGCAGCTTCTCTGACTTAGCCTTCCCTAGATAGTCGTAAGACAGGGCGTTCAGGCTGTAGCTGAAGCGGTTTTCGTCCAGCAGCGCAGCCATGATCATGGTGTCGATGATCTTGCCGTTGACGGGTATGTCGAGGGCCTTGAGCCACCCCAGATCGTAAGGTGCGTTGTGCATGATCTTTGGGCAGTCGGTCGCTAGCTGCTTCTTGAGCCAGCGCAGCACCTGTCCTTTGTCGAGATTACCCCCGCCGAGGTGGGCGATAGGGTAGTAAGCTTCAAAGCCTTCTGTGGCAATGGCTATACCGACAACGTCCCCGTCTTTGCGAGGCCAACCCGGCCCCATCTGCTTGAGGTTAGGATCACGCGTTTCTAAGTCGATAGCGATTTCTTTGGCACCGGTAAGGTCTACCAGTTCAAAAGGCGCTGTCCATTCGGATTCGGTCGAAAAAAGTGGGAATTGCAATTTAGTAGCCTTCTGCATGTGTCTTCCTTGGATCATCACCCATCGCAAAACGGGTGTACCAGATCGATTTTTTTAAATCTTCTTGCGCATCGAATTTCTTGCCCGCCCGCCACTGGTATTTAAAGCTGGCTAGACGGCAGTACGTCTGTACCGCCTCTGGGCCGAAAGCCGCGATCATGGCGTCGATACATTCGATCTCAGCGTCAGCGTAGTGGGCCGGTGAGTTGACCATGTCGTTCATATTGCGTAGCTCCTGTAGAAGTTTTGAGGCTCTAAGGTGTATAGATTCTGTCTGGTGCGGGT